GCAACTAATGTCCATGATTTACCACCTCCAGGATTACCAAATATTAATCCAAAATCTCCTCTACCTAAACCACCCTGCATTATATTATTAAACTTTTCCCAAGGTGTTGGAATTATAATTCTGGATTCTTCTCTATATCGAGATTCAGTATCCTTATTATATTCATGACCTATGTTTTTATCTCCACCTGCCTTTAAAGCATTATCAACTAACAATCTAATAGAGTCATAGTCTCCAGCATTCAATAAATCTACTGAGCTAAGGAGTGCTTTTTTTAGTTGTTGGTTTTTACAAAAATTAGCAAATTCTTCTTCAACATATTTTAAATCATCCTCAGATGATTGATAAGCTTCTCTAAGTTGTTCTTTAATAGATACTTGAAGTACTTCATTAGTTACTTTTTTAGTCTCAACCTTCAACACCTCCATTGTAGGAGTGGTATGATACTTATCATAATATTGGAGAATCTGTTGAATAACCCACTTGTGAGCTTGGTTATCGAAGTATTCGTCACTCAAAACATCATGGATATTTTGGAGGAATTCTTTATGAGTAAGTAATGAAGATAGTACTTTGATTTGAAAACCAGTACCGTATGATTGTAAAGTATTAAGCGTCATAAATCTTTAAATTAGAAAAAGTGTCTTTAACCCAAAATTCAGTGTTTTTAATTATATGGTTTAACCCATCTTCATTATATAAAGTTAAGAAATCTAACACGCGTAAACTAACTACTTTTTCTTTAATTTTGTTATCTATAAATTCTTTTTCATTATCATCTAAAAGTGGATTACCTAAATCCATGATTTTATAATGATTTTCAACACTTGTCCAATCATGAAGAATCCGAGCGTATACTACTCCTTCTTTTAATCGTTTTACACTTAGATCATATATGTCTTGAAGTTCTAATCTATCTCCAGCTAATTCAGGAAATTTTTTCAATACACCTTTACTTCCAACTCCTTTTACACCTGAGATTTTGTCTGAGGTATCTCCTACTAAGGTTTTATAGAAAATAAAGTTATGAGGAGGAACACCAAATTTTTCAATTACAGTTTTAATATCATAAAAATCTCTTTCTATAGGTCTATAAACTGTAATATTATTATTAACTAATTGGAGAAAGTCTTTATCACTTGATACTATTACAACTCTAGAATTATATTCTTTATCTAAAGTTGTAGATAAGTGGGAAATAACATCGTCCGCTTCTGACTTATTGATTGATATGACTTTAACTGGGAGGCATTTTAGATACTGAATTAGACGTACTATTTGGTCTATTTTAGAGTCATGTTCATCATCAAGGTTTTCAAATATATCCCAATTAGTAATCCTAACATTTCTACCTGATTTATATTCAGGGAGTAAGTTCTTCCTATTAGTGGAAGAACCTACTCCGTCGAATATAATGTAAACAGATGTTGGTTGAATCTGTTTGATAAGAGAACCTAAAGACCTTAAAAAACCAGCTAAACCTCCAATGTGAGTACCTTCCTCGTTTACAAAATTTAGTACAGCAAAATTCCTTAAAAATAAATTTAAACCATCTATAACCAAGACCCTATCGTGTCTGTTTAATTGGGGTGAATCACTCCCCTGCTCAATTTTATTGAGCATTTCAAGGTACTCTTTTTTGCCCATTTTTACTCTGGTTCTTCAGTGTATGAAGTTATGTCTTGAATGTCTTCTGAATCTTCTTCAATGACGTTAAAATCCATACCTCCAAGTAATTGACTCCACTCCTTTGAGTGGGCGTCTTTATAAACTTTAAGTTCTTTTTCAGTATCATTGATAAAACCATGAGGTGTCATAATAATTCTACCTTTAGTAGTTATACCATTGATATGATTCTTATCAATTTGTAGATTAGTACGCTTAGCGAACTCTACCTGTTTACCATCCTTAATAGCCTTAATTTTAGAAGTACCAGCATTAGAAATGTTACCAAATGTTACTACAAAAGTAGCATCAAACCACATAGCCCAACCTCCCTTATTCATCAATTTTGGTTGACTCATAGGTGTTTCAGCTTTAGCTGTCCATACTTTATTAATACAAACTAATGTATTAGTATATGGTGATGATTCTTTTCTTGAGAGTAGAATTTTTTGGTTAACATTATTTCCAAATTGAGTACTCATAGCTCCAGCGTTCCATTCATTATTATTTTTATTAGAACGAACTGAGAGTTCACAAGGAACAGATCCAATAGAATCCCAAAGGAATAATAAATCATAAGGTAAATTACCTTTCTTTTGTTCATCTACTAAATCCAAAATAAACGCTGCTACATCTTCAATTGTATTCAGTGATCCTCTGTCAGCATAAATAAAGAAACCTTCATAGTCATTTATTTCACCTGTTTCTTTATCTACTTTAAGATCAACTTCAAGTCCCATTTGCATAGCATGGTCCCAATTCCATTTCATCTCTGTGATGATGAATACTGGGAGTATGTTTCTCTTTTGGGCAGAGACAGCCGCCTCAATCAAGGCGGTTGTCTTGCCTGTATCAGAGTGGCCCCTAAGTAAGGTTATATGACCCATAGGGATACCAGGAATTGAAGTTACATCTTGAAATGCTTGAGAAAGAGGAATCCAAGCTTGGTCTTTAAATTTGACATTTGATTTAAGAAGTTTTTTCTCCTTAAATTTATTTAAGTCAAATCCTGATTGTAATTCTGAAGAGACCGCTTCAGTTAGTGATTTTTTTCTTGCCATTAGCTGAAGAGTTCGTCAAATTTATCGAGTTTGTTTTGTTTTAGGGGAGCCTTCAAATTATAATTTGTTTGGGGCGCCCCTTTATCAAAAGGGAGATCATCATCATCTACTGTAGTCTCATCATCAATGATGTCTCCTTCTTTGGCTTCATCTTCAGGATTCAAAAATTCTTGAAGGAAACCTTTAATTTCATCAAAAGTATGCTTTTTAAACAAATCAATTGGATTCTTTTGTTCATCCAACCATTTTTCAATTTCTGCTTTATTTTCAGAAAGTGGAGTTTGTTTAGTACGAACTCTAACTGATGATTTATTATAAGCAGTACCAGTTGATTCAGGGCCAATTGTATCTACAGTAATGTCACGGCCAGACATAATATCAGTGTAATCACCAATATCATCATCATCTGCCATACTCAACATTTCAAGATACAAAGCCTTACCAAATTGCCACAATTTTACACCTTCATGTTCTTCACCTCGAACAATAACAGGTACAAATACTCTCATTTTGGGATCCAATTTTTTAGCCAATCGCCAATTTTCTTTGTCACTTGTTTGACGAAGTTGTTTAGCAAATTCTACAATTGGATCTTTTTCTCCATAATTAATAGGAGACAAAATTGTACGAGCTCCAATCCCATAGTGAAAATATACCTCACTAAAAGGATTAGATTTATTAAACTTACTAGGAACAATTCGAATCACTTGTTTACCAATACTTGGTTTCCAAAAGAGATTCTTGTCAGTTCCATTTCCCTTAGTTTGTTGTTGTTGAAGGGAATTCAACTTACTTTTAATTGCATTTAAATCCATGATGTAACTTTTTTCCTTTAAATATAATGTATAAGACAAAAAAGGCCAAACTAAGTTGGCCTTCTTTTTTATATTTATTCTTACTTACATATCAACATCATCGCTGTATTTCATAGTAAGAGCATCTAAAGCTGTTCTTACTTCATCAGCAAATGTTTCAACATTTGGGTAAGTATTTATTCTTTCTTGATAGAAATCATCTAATAAATCAGCAACTTCTTCTTCAGATTGAATTTCAATTAAAGTTTTTTTTGATAAAAATTCATTTAAGAATCTATCATTTTCATCTAAACCAGCTTTTTTAGCTGCTTTTTTGATTTGAGCATCTGTAGGTTCTTTATCTTTTTTCTTATCATCTTCTCCATCCTCATCTTTTACTTTCTTTTTTCTACCTCTGGTTTCAGGGGCATTAGGATCTCTTTCAGGTTTACTAAATTTCTTTAATTCTGAGGTAATTGCTATATATCCTTTATCTTGGAGGACTTTAAGAAAGGTATTAGCTTGAGCTGAGTTGTTCCATCCTTCAATAGCATCTAATACTTCTTTAGAAGTAAAGTTTGCTTTTTTTAAGACATCAACCAACCTATCCATATCCTCAGGAGTAAATCTGCTCTTTGGCTTTTTCTGACCTGGTGATTTATAGGTTTTGAGGAGGTTGTTAACTTTACTCATGAAAGATCTAATATCAGCTGTACTAGCATCTTTAGCTAATATAAAAGTGTTTGATGTACGAGCCATTTCATCTAGGAAAGCCTCATTGACCTCTTCATCAGCCATAGCTTCTTCCATATAATCATCATCTCCTTCTTCAAGGAAAAGTTTAGCTACTTTTTCTACATCTTTATCTTCCCCTTCATCTATATTTTCTTGAGCAAGATAATCATTTTTCATTCCTTCCATAAGGAATTTCTTAAACCGAATTAATTCTTCCATAATTAAAGTTCTATTATTTGGTGTATTTTAGTTTTTAGTTGTTTCAATTCATTATGTTGAGTCAACAATATAGTGTTCTTATAATGTTGCCAATTTACTTTATAATAAATATCAACAACTCCTCCATTTAATCGCTTTATTAACTCATTTAGTGCATTTATTGTATAAAGTGTATTAGATTCTTTCTTTCTATGAACTAGTATGGTATTAGGTAATACATTATTCATACTAGCAGGGTCTACATTGTATGTACAGACATACTCATCATTACTTTTTATGTAAAGGATAAAAATTTTATTATAAAGTATGTCGTAATTATATTGTATTTCTTGCACTAGGCCATCCAAACCCTCTAGCGTAGTAAAAGTGCAAAATAATTTATTATTCATTTAATTTTT